GGCTGGTGGAAGGACGACGAAGGCAACTCCATCACGGTACCCGACGCAGCTCGGGCACGTCTCGGGGCACTCGGCAAGCTCCTCCGGAGGTGTGAGGGCAAGATCATCATCGCTTGCACGCACCTCTGGGAAGTCAAGCTCGTTCGAGGGTACCTCCGGAGGAGGGGCATCGGCCACACTGTCATCGTGGGAGCCACCAAGGACAAGAGCCACGTTATCGAGGCGTTCCAGCGCGACCGGGAGCTGAGGGTCCTGCTCGTGCAACCCCAGACCGTGAGCATGGCTGTCGACATCTCGGTTGCCCAGGACCTCATCTGGTACTCCAGCAACTTCAACTACGTCACGTTCAAGCAGGCCTCAGACCGCATCAAGCTCAGCCCTGCGAACCCCCGAGTGTGGTTCCTGTGCGCTCGCAGTAGCGTGGACGAGGACGTGTGGACGACCCTCCAGGAGGACCACGAACACCTCCGCAAGGTAGTCCAGCGTATCCGGCCCTCTAGAGCTGCTAGGCGTAAAAATCAATCTGGGAAAAATGTCCGCCAGGGCTTGCGCTGAGTTGCCCGATCAGGCATAGTAGTACTTGTCAGGCAAGCGAGCCAGGCAGGCAGGTTAGCACCAAGGCCCTCACGGGGAAACCGGGAACAGCGCTCCCAAGCAGCTCGCAAGCTTACAGTCCACAATCCGGCCACTATCAAGGAGATCATCATGGCCACTCGCACCGCACGCAAGACCGCTCCCGTCGTCGACGAGACCGTCGAGGAGACCGTCGAGGCCGAAGCCCAGACCGAGGCCGAGGTCACCCCCAAGCAGCTCATCAACGAGGCCATCGGCCGCGTCATCGAGGCCCACGGCATCGACGTCCAGAAGAACCGGTACAAGGCCATGCGCGCCATCGCCTACCAGGCCTTCGTCAACGCCATCAACGACGGCACGTTCGACGACCTCGTCGACGAGGCCATCGCCAACGTCGACAGCCTGCCCTCCGGCTGGGAGATCGAGCGCGCCGAGAAGGCCGAGCCGGTCAAGGCCGCTCCGGTCAAGAAGGCCGCTCCGGTCAAGGCGACCCCCGCGAAGCGTGCGACTCCGGCCGCGAAGGCCGCTCCGGCCGCGACCGCTCGCAAGCGTCCCACTCGCTGACCCGAACCCTGCCCCTGTGCCAACCTCCCCCGGCACAGGGGCAGGCTCATCTAAACCCCACGACCGGGACAGTAGCTCAAACGGCAGAGCGGTGACCACGACACACGTGGGATGCAGGTTCGAATCCTGCCTGTTCCACTCACAACATCAAGGAGTCCACCTTGCAACTACTCATCAGCGACAGCCTCGCTGAGGTCCAGGCATACCTCGCACAGTCGAGCGCTCCCACCATCACCGACATTGAGACCACGTCTCTGACGGTCGGCAAGGGGCAGCTCCTGTGCGTCTCCCTCGCACCATACGACCGCGACGACGTGATGGTCTGGTGGCCCTCCTCTCCAGAGGAGATCGCCAAGCTCCGGATACCTCGCATGGTCGCCCATAACTCGCCATTCGACGAACGCTGGCTCTGCTCGTATGGAGCACGAGTGCGCGTCGTCTGGGACACGATGTTCATGGCACACCTCATAGACGAGAATCACCCGATTGGCCTGGAGGACCTCGCTACTCGGCTGCTCCATCTGGAGCCGTGGAAGCAGGAGAACGTCAAGCACCTCGGCGACGAGTTCGGCCAGATGTGGGAGGACCGAGCCAGCGTCCCGAAGCAGGCCTGGGCCAAGTCCAAGCGAGAGCTGAGCATCTACGCAGGCCGAGATGGCCACATCACACGGCTGCTGCTCAAGTGGCAGAAGCAGTACCTCCGCAAGAACCTCAAGCCAGGCGAGGACCCTGTGCGCGTCATGCGCGACGTGATGCTCCCGGCTGTCGAGCCACTCCGCCAGATGGAGGACAACAGGCTCCCGGTACGCGTAGCTCGTGTGGCCAAGGTCAAGGAGGAGGTCGAGGCACGTATCGCCGAGATCGAGCGTAAGCTCGACGAGAGCATCCCCGACAAGGAACGCTGGCCCGACTGGCTCCAGAAGACGAAGCCGAAGTGGGGAGCCACTAACTGGACCAAGTGGTGGCTCTACGAGTATCAAGGGGCTATGTGCCCGAGGAGAGGCAAGCCGACCAAGACGTGGCCTGAGGGCAACCCTGGCATGGCACAGGAGGACCTCGCCAAGATCGACCATCCTGCTGCCAGGCTCCTCAGCGAGCGCTCGACCCTGTACAAGCAGCTCACCGGCTTCCTGGTCCATCTGGCCACACGTACCGTGGACGGTCGCATCCCCACGAGCTTCAGCCTCACTGGTACGGTGACCGGCAGGCTGAGCAGTAGCAGCCCTGGCGAAGACAATCCGGGCCTCAACTCGCAGCAGATACCCCGCGACAAGAGCACTCGGAACCTCTTCGGCGAGCGAGGCCAGGCCTGGATCGAGGTGGACTTCTCGCAGCTTGAGCTTCGGGTAGTGGCTCAGCTCTCCGGAGACCGTACCATGATCGAGCTGTTCGAGGCCGACCAGGACATCCACACGTACATCGCAAGCCGAGTCACGAAGAAGCCTGAGAGCGAGGTCCAGAAGGGCGACCGCACACTGGCCAAGGGCATCAACTTCGGCTTCGTGTACGGCATGCATCCGAAGCACTTCGTGAGCTACGTGAGAGACGAGTACGGCATCACGATCACGCAGAAGGAGGGAGAGGCGTTCCGGGAGGAGTACTTCCTCAACTTCAGCGGTCTCGAGCCTTGGTACCGTGAGCAGCGGAAGGAGGCCATCGAGTTCGGTGGCGTCCACAACGAGTTCGGCCGCTTCCGCCACTTGCCCCGAGTGTACCACTCGGACTACTGGGTCCAGGAGAACGCGTTCCGGCAGGCCATCAACAGTCCTGTCCAGTCAACCGGATCGGACTTCATGCTCATTAGCCTGGCTAGGCTGAGCAGGGACTTGCGGCTCCCTGAGCTAGGGGCTAAACTTGTAACTACCGTCCACGACTCCGTCTGCCTGACTGCCCCATACAGTACAGCTCGTCGAGTCGGACGGATCGTCAAGAATACAATGGAGATGGCTGATGACACGCTCGACCGCAAGTTCTACCTCAAGGCTGACGTCACGATCAGCCGCTGCTGGGGAGGTGAACCCCTTGCAGAGTTCTAAGGCGAAGCAGCTCCCGAGCACCGGGAAGAAGCCTGGCAGCAAGGCCTGGAATGGCCCTCGGGGCACATGGCCCACAACCGACGACGGCAAGCTCGTGATCACGCAGAGCATGGTCAGCGGCTTCGTCGAGTGCCCTCGGGAGACATACTACGGGATCGTCCTGGGCCTCAGGCCTCGGATCGAGTCCAAGCCCCTCACCCGAGGCACTTGGGTCCACTCGCTGCTCGAAGAGCGAGGCAAGGGAGGCGACTGGAAGAAGCTCCACGCTGAGCTGACCGCCAAGGCCGAGGCTGAGCAGTTCGAGGAGGAGGTCTCGACGCTGGCTCGGGAGTGCTACAACATCGTGCTCAGCTACGACTACGTCCACCGCGACGAGGAGCTGACCCCTGTCGCAGTGGAGCTTACCGTCGAGCGCGACATGTTCCGCGGCAAGGTGCTCTACCGAGGCCGGATCGACATCATCTGGATCGACCGTAACGGCGACGTATGGCTCGGTGACCACAAGACTCACGCCACACTGCCGGACTGGCGTTACCGGGAGCTGGCCTTCCAGCACTACTCGTACCTCTGGGCAGTCGCAGCGTCACCCGAGTACAAGGCCCTCCGGTACAAGGGCAAGCCGCTCCCGGCTCCCAAGGGCTTCATCTACGACTACTGCCGGACGAGTGCCATCCACACTCCTCAGCTCACGACCAAGGGCAAGATCAGCCGAGTGCTCAAGCCCTCAGGCACGACCCTCCCAGTGTTCAAGGAGTGGCTGCGCGAACAGGGCATGCTGACCACGCTCAAGGGCAAGGACCTCCTCGCCATCGAGGATCCGGCCGAGCGTGCCTACGTCGAGGAGTTCATCGTAGCGCTGGAGCAGCGCGACTACAGCACCGAGTTCCGGCGCGACTACCTCACGTTCACCCCCGAGCAGGCCGAGAGGCAGCGGAAGGCGTTCGTGACCTCGGCTCGGAGGCTCCTCCAGTACAAGTGGGATGACCCCGACTGTGTCGAGCGTAACCTCCATGCCTGCTCAGGGTACATGTGCAACTACAAGGACCTGACCGTGGCCGACCTCATGCATGGCACGAGCGAGATCGAGCAGCGTACTCGGTACGTCCACACTCGTGATCCGCTGGACTACTACCCGAACCAGAAGAAGAAGGGCACGAAGTGAGGAAGAGAGAGCTGGCCTGCTCCTACTGTGGAGCCAAGCCCAAGGAGCCATGCATCATCACGCTGGCACCGGAGGTCACGGTCTCCACACCGTGGAAGCACCGAGCACGTATCGAGAAGGAGGAGCGAGCGGCATGACCGTCTACACCATCTACAGCAAGCCCAAGGTCGGCAAGACCACGCTGGCCCTCAAGGAGGCAGTCAAGGGCAAGACGGCTGTGCTCAGCGCTGACCAGGGCCTCATCGGTATCGACACGACCGGCATCACCGTCGAGGAGGACATGTCGGCCAAGAACCTCAACAAGCTGATGAACCCGACCGGCTCCTTCCTGCGTAGCCACACTCGTATCGTGCTGGACACGGCAACCTCGCTGCATGCCACCATGATGTTCGACATGAACAAGGGTGGCCCGAGCAGCCAGGCTCAGTACGGCTCGGCGAACAACGCTCTGATCGCCATCGTGCGTACCCTCCGCGACCAGAAGAGCACTCAGTCCATCATCCTGGCTCAGGAGAAGCTCATCATGCCTGGCCAGGGCCTCGGCTCCGACGGCAAGGAGGAGTGGTCCCCCGAGGACGACGAGGAGGACATGACCGTCATGACCACGGTGGACCTCAGCCCTGGAGCAGCCAGCGGACTCCTCCAGATGTCAGACCTCATCGGCAGGCTGTACATCGCCAACGTCAACGACAAGCCGGTGCGTCGTCTCTGGCTCGGGCCTAGCAGCTCGATTGTGGCTGGAGCACGTAGCAAGACGTATCACGGCAATCCCCCTTACCTCAAGCAGCCGAGCATCGGCCGACTTGACAGCCTTCTCGGCTGGACCCGCTAGTCGAGAAACCCCAAGAAAGAAGAGAGATACATCATGGCAAAATCCATTCGCCTGGACTTCTCCAAGGTCGAAGAGCGCTCGGGCTGGAACACTCGGGCCATCCCCGAGGGCATCCACAAGCTGAAGGTGGAGTCGGTGCAGGTCACCGAGGCCCAGGACGGCACGGCGATGCTCGTGTACGCACTCCGTCCGGACTCGGCGAAGTACAAGACGCGTCTCTTCCCGTTCTACTGCAAGCTCCAGCAGAACCAGCTCTGGAAGCTGCGGGACCTGTTCGTGGCTGCTGGCATCACCGTGCCCAAGAAGGCCACCAACATCAACCCCGAGGCACCGGTCGGCAAGTTCATCGCCGGTGAGATCGAGGACGAGAGCAACGCACAGTACGCTGGACGCTCGGTCGTGCAGGGTACCTACGGTCTCGAAATCCTGGACGACGAGGACGGCACCGAGCCGGACGATGACGACGAGGAGTACGAGGGCGACGACGAGGCCGACGACGAGGAGTACGAGGACGCTGAGGAGGACGAGGAGGACGAGGAAGAGGACCTCACGGCTCTCACGCTCGTCGAACTCCGCAAGCGTGCCAAGGGCCTCGGCCTGGACACCGACGGTGTCAAGAAGGCCGACCTCATCGACCTCATCCTGGAGGAGGAGTCGGCCGAGGAGGGCGACGACGAGGACGAAGACCTCGACGACGATGACGACCTGGACGACGAGGACCTGGAGGACGAGGACTTCGACGACGAGGACGAGG